CTAAAACGCCCGCGTATGCTATGGGCAAGATTAACAAACGTATTCGTGGCTCTAAGATAATTTATGAGAACCGCGATGAGTTGGCGATGGAGCTGATGCGGTTGGGGAGTGCGAAGATAACGGATGTTATTGATTGGGATGCTGATGGCAATGTGAACGTGAAGCCGATTGAGGAGATACCCGATAATGCGCTGACGGCGATAAAGAAGATTAAGGTCACGCCGTCGGCCAAGGGGGATATTTTAGAGGTGGAGATGATTGACAAGGTGCGGGTGTTACAGCTTTTGGCTAAGAGCGCTGGGTTGCTGGATGCGGAGAAGGAGATTGATAAGCCCTCTGTTGTGTCAATTGAGATGGTTATGCCTGATGAGGGTAAGCAATGAACCATGGTGACACCATGACACCACCCCTAGTGCAACCATTGCACCCTAACCATCAAGAGAACCATAAATTAAGAAGGGAAAAATAATGACAGGAAGATTTGAACAAAAATTACAAAAAGTAAAAATTGAAAAAGACATCCCAATGCTCGATAGAAGGCCTTACGCATTGGTAAAAAAAATGGATGTTGGAGACAGCTTTCAATTAGAAATAAACGCTTTAGACATTGCACGTCTTAGAAATAGTTTTAGTTCTTACATAAAAGGAGAGAAGCTTGGTTATAAACTGGCTCATCAAAGAGTTTCTCCTACAGATTTTAGAATTTGGCGAATTAAATGAGCAAAGCACAACAAGGTTTAAAACTTAACTTCTCTAGCTCACCTACTGTTGCTAAGTTCTTCAAGAGCAAGGGATTTGTGCGGGGGCTTATGGGTCCTGTTGGCTCTGGGAAGTCTTACGCCTGTTGCGCTGAAATATTTCGGCGTGCTGTTGAGCAGAAGCCCTCACCGCGTGATGGCATAAAGTATTCGCGCTGGGTGATTGTGCGAAATACGCACCCGATGTTAAGAACTACAACGCTCAAGACTTGGCTGGAGTTGTTGCCCGAACATACTTGGGGACCTGTTAAATACTCACCGCCCATAACGCACCATATCAAATTACCATCCAGAGCTGGAGCCGCTGGTATCGACATGGAAGTTATATTCTTAGCACTAGATGACCCCAAGGATGTACGGAAATTGCTGTCTTTGGAATTAACAGGCGCGTGGGTTAATGAGTGCCGCGAGTTGCCCAAAGCTGTGATTGATGGATTAACACACCGCGTGGGGCGGTATCCTACAAAAGCGGATGGTGGTGCGTCCTGGCACGGCATAATTCTTGATACAAACCCGATGGATGATGACCATTGGTATTACAAAGTTGCCGAGAAAGAAAAGCCTGGTGGACGTTTTGCTTGGGAATTTTTTCGACAACCTGGCGGTGTTAAAGAGGTGTCTTTAGATGATTTGCCTGAAGATATGCCCGAAGCGCAAGGTTATCTGCACCAAGCGGGGTCTTGGTGGAAGACGAATGATAAGGCTGAGAACCTGGGTAATTTGCCAAATGGATATTATGACCAGCTTCTAGGTGGTAAAAACCTAGATTGGATTAGATGTTATGCAGAAGGTAAATATACGTTTGTCCAGGAGGGCCGACCCGTGTGGCCTGAGTACAACGATGAACTCATGGCAACCGAGCTTGAAGCAGATATTTCTGTGCCATTGCAGATTGGAATTGACTTTGGATTGACCCCCGCCGCCATCTTTGCTCAGAGAATGCCCAACAATCGCTGGCAAGTTCTGCATGAGCTTGTCACATTTGACATGGGGCTTGAGCGGTTTTGCTCTATGCTAAAATCTGAGTTAGAAAGCCGTTTTCCCAAGTTTAGTACGATGATATGGGGTGACCCCGCTGGCATGGCGCGTGACCAGATTTATGAAACAACGGCGTTTGACCACCTTAAAACCCACGGCATTTTAGCTAGACCCACTGCTACCAACGAATTTAGAACGCGCCGCGAAGCTATGGCTATTCCAATGGGCCGATTGATAGACGGAAAGCCTGGATTTCTTATTGATAAAAAATGTATGCGGCTCCGCAAGGCGCTTATTGGTGGTTATCATTTTAAACGGGTGGCAATGGGCGCTGGTCAAGAAAGATTTAGAGATGCCCCTAATAAAAATGAGCATTCGCACGTTGGGGACGCCGCTGGGTATTGCTTACTTGGCTCTGAGCATTCGATAATGACCCGAAGCCCGCAACGTAATCGGGTTACAACTCAAGCAAAAGTGTTAGATTTTGATGTTTTCTCCTGAAGATTTAACACAAATTATGCGACTTGATTGGAAACGGGACAAGATTGTTAAGTTTCACGCTGGCCATTTAGATATTTGCGCTCTTAACCCCTTTGATAAACGAATGCTTAAAGATATTCCGCAGTACAAAGAGCGGCTAAAAGGTCTTACAGACCAATCTTATGCCTTTACTGCAATGTCTGAGGGCGAGATTTATGCAATGTTTGGGGTCTACCCTATGTGGCCAGGTGTAGCTGAAGCTTGGTTGATACCCAGTGCAATTGTGAACCGCAGAACCATCAGTTTTCACCGCGCATCACTGCGGTTTTTTGAGTACGCGGCAAGCAAATTAGCCATAAAAAGACTACAGTTCACAGTCCATTCCCTAAATGTTCCTGCTGACACCTGGGCAAAGCGCTGTTATTTTACATCCGAGGGGATTTTGAAACAATACGGCCCCGATGGTGCCGATTACAGGATGTATGCGAGGTTTTTTTAAATGGGTGGATTATTTGGTGGCGGGTCTAAGAAGCAAGAGCCAGACCCCGTAAAGGAAGCAACAGAAGCTAACGTTGCGGCTGAAGAAAAGAAAGTTGCAGAAAAAGAAAAAAAAGAAATAAAAAAAATTAACGCGGCTAAAATTGCAAAAATTGGCGGTGGTAAAGCTAAACTTATGGCAAAATCAACTGGTGGTAGTGCCAATGTAAGTGGTGCTGGTGGCCCTTCACTTGCAAGCGATGAAGCAGTTGCGTTTGATTTGATGGAAAACAACGACCTCTATGCTGGCAAACGACTTACACCAGTGAAGAAAAAGCTTGGTGTAAGAAATCCAAAAAAGAAACCAGGCTTGATGAATATTTATAGCTAATGAAGCAGTATATTCGAAATCCAAAACTTCGGGAGCATAACGAAGATGAAAAAAGTCAGCGGGGCCAAAAAGCCACTCAGCACAAAAATGAACTCGAAGCTGAAGCGAGTGAAGAAGGCGGCGATTAAAAAGTATTCTAAAAAGAAAGCATACTGATGGCATTAACAGCCCAGGAAATAAAAACACGTTACAAAAAGGCTGAAAGCCATAAAGAACTTTGGCGTTCAATTTATGAGGAAGCTTACGAATACGCGCTCCCCATGCGAAATTTATACGATGGTTACGCAGAAACAAACACGCCTGGTCAAGATAAAATGAAAAGAGTGTTTGATAGTACAGCTATCCACTCAACAGCCCGTTTTGCAAATCGTATTCAGAGTTCATTGTTTCCACCTCAACAGAAATGGTGCAGATTAGAGCCTGGTTTAGATATTCCAGAAGAGCGGAAAATAGAAGCACAGCAAGTCTTAGATTTATACACAGAAAAAATGTTTGGTGTAATGAACCAATCGGGATTTGACCTCGCCATTGGTGAGTTTTTGCTAGATTTAGCTGTCGGCACCGCCGTCATGCTCATTCAGCCAGGCGATGAAACAACGCCAATCCGTTATACAGCCGTTCCTTCGCATCAAGTCACTTTTGAAGAAGGTCCAAATGGCACAGTTGATACAGTTTACAGGCGTTTGCGGCGTCCATTTCGCGTGCTAGAGCGGGAGTTTCCTGACATTTCTATCCCCGCTGATATGCAAGCGCGATACAAAGATGACCCAACTAAAGAAGTGGAGCTTATCGAAGCAACTTACACAGAAGATGGGTATATTCATTACTGTATTTTAACAAAAGAAGAAGACATTAAGCTTGTTTCTAGGGATTTAAAATCTTTTCCTTGGGTAGTTTCTCGATATATGAAGGCAAGCAATGAGAGATATGGACGTGGGCCAGTGCTTTACGCCCTACCTGATATAAAAACTTTAAACAAAGTTGTTGAATTAACGCTTAAAAATGCCAGTATTTCTATTGGCGGGGTGTTTACTGCGGTTGATGATGGCGTTTTAAATCCACAAGCAATTTCAATTGTTCCTGGCGCTGTTATCGGCGTTTCAAGCAACGGCGGTCCACGGGGTCCTTCCCTAGCTCCGTTGCCGCGCTCTGGTGACAACAACTTATCGCAAATAGTCTCCAATGATTTGCGAGTTGCCATTCGAAAAACGTTGTTGGACGAATCCCTCCCTCCCGATAATATGTCTGCCAGGAGCGCTACAGAGATTGTTGAACGTATGAAAGAATTGTCGCAAAACCTGGGGGCGGCATTCGGGCGTTTAATAAATGAAACCATGTTTCCTATTGTTCGTAGAAGCTTAGAGCTTATGGATGAAATGGGCATGATTGACTTGCCACTAAAAATCAACGGACTTGAAGTTACTGTAAATCCGATTTCGCCATTGGCCATGGCAAGCAACATGGACAAGCTCAATGAGATAATGCAATTCATGCAGATTTCGCAACAGCTCGGACCAATTGGGCAAACTTTACTCAAACCTGATGCCATTGGGGATTACATCGCTGACTCGGAATACCCGCAAAATTAAGAACCTCTCCCGCCGAGCGTGCTGAGATGCAACAGCAGATGATGGAGATGGCACAACAAGCGGTTGAGCAAGAAGGTGTAGTAGAAACAGCACAGCAAGTAGGTGAACAACTCGCATGAACCAAGCAGATAGAATTAGGAGCATCAATGACATCGGGTGGGATGGCGTTAATGCAGAGAACCAACCAACAAAACTAACCAGCACTAATTTGCAAAGAGAATTAGATATTCAGTTCAAGCGTTGCTTTGAAACAGAAGCTGGAAAGAAAGTTTTAGAGCATTTAATTAATATTACTGTTCGACAGCCAGCCTGGGTGCCAGGGGCTGACCCTTCATTTGGCTATTCAAGAGAAGGACAAAATTCACTGGTGAGGGAAATAGAACAACGGATGAGGAGAGCCGATGGAGAATGAAGAGCAACAGGAGCAAGTAGAACAAGCTCCAGACGGATTGATGGCGCAAACAGCGCTAGAAAACGAAGAAACAGAAGAAATCATTCCACACAAAGCGGAAGACGCAAAAGCTGAAACTGAAGAAGTAGAAAAGCTAGAGCGCCCAGAATGGTTGCCTGAAAAGTTTTGGAATGACGAAGATGGTCCAGAGCTAGAAAAAATGGCTAAAAGCTATGATGAATTGCAAAAGCAGTTTTCTCAAGGCAAGCACAAGGCGCCAGACGAATACGATACAACCATTGTTACAGAGCAAGGCTTTGATGAAAATGACACAGTGGTTGAGTCCACGCTAGAATGGGCAAAGAAATACGGGATTAACCAGGCGGCTTTTGATGAGCTGGTTGGCACTGTAACTGCCATTGGTGGTGAAAATGAACGTACCCTTGAGCAATCTTATGAAGAGGAGCTGGCGGCTCTAGGTCCAAATGGCAACGCTATTATAAAATCAAACATTGATTGGTCAGATGGTTTAGAGCGCAAAGGCATTATTTCAGCAGAAGAGCGTGAGCATTTAAATGATTGGGGCGGCACTGCTGTTGGGCAACGTCTTATGCAAAAAATGCGCGGCATGAGTGGTGATATGTCTAAAATACCAATTGCGGATGTGGCTGAAGCTGGTGTTTCTGAAGCTGATTTTAAGGCTGAAACACAAAGTATGATGGCTGACCCTCGGTATGGAAGTGACCCAAAATTTACTAGAGAAGTTGAGGAAAGGTTTACTCGAAGGTACAAATAATTGTACAAACTCTAACCCATACAATTAAATTCTTTACAAGTTGTGGCTTGTAATGCTAATAAAACATAACGGATAACCTCTTTGGCCCGCGTAAATAACGTGCGCTGACGCATTCAGCGAAGCAAAGAGCCGATTTATTCGACAACTCAAAGCGTAAAATTTTAACTTAACTGGAGGTTTCTCAAATGAGTACCAATTTATCACCAGCATTCGTTGAACTTTTTGAAGCAGAGGTACACCAGGCTTACCAAGCCAGTGCAACTTTGCGTGGAGTTTGTCGTATGCGAACAGGTGTTGTCGGTGACACTGTAAAATTCCCGACTGTCGGCAAAGGCCAGGCATCAATTAGAACACCACAAACAGATGTTGTTCCAATTAACGCAACTTTTGCACAAGTTTCTGTCACATTAACTGATTACATTGCCGCTGAATATTCAGACATATTCAACCAAGCAAAAATCAATTTTGATGAGCGTCAGGAATTAGCCCAAGTAGTTGGAAATGCAATTGGACGTCGTGAAGACCAAGTCATCATTGACGCCCTGGAAGCGGCAACTGCTGGTTCAACAGTTGCAAAAACTGTTGTAACTAGTGGTTCAGCGGCAAACTCAAATCTTAACGTCGGAAAAATTATAGCGGCGAAAAAAGCTTTGGACGCGGCTAACGTTCCACCATCCGATAGACATTTCATTATTCACGCAAATAACCTGGCTGGCTTGCTGGGCGATGAGCGTGCGGTGAGTGGTGACTATCAGACACTGCAAGCACTTGTTGGTGGCCAAATCAACACAATGATGGGTTTCCAATTCCATATCATCGGTGACAGAGATGAAGGCGGTCTAACTGTTTCATCATCAGACCGAACCACCTACGCATTCCACAAAAGCGCAATCGGTTGTGCGGTTGGTATCGCTCCAAAAACTGAGGTCAACTATGTCCCAGAAAAAACGTCATTCTTAGTCAGCGCAATGCTGTCTATGGGCGCTGGAGTAATTGATACTGCTGGCCTTGTTGACGTTATTTGTGACGAATAATCTTTAGAAAGGAGATTTAGAATGGCATTTTCAAGAGCTGGATGGAACCCAATTGGGGGACAATCTATGAAAGGTTCAGCACCTCAGATGTGGTCATACACATCCACTGATGCAAAAACTGACATTGATGGAGCGGGTTATTTTAACGCTGTTTCAGATGATGTCACAGTAGGCGATTTGATATATTCTTTCGCGTCCACTGGCGGCACAGCTACAGCATCTCACCATGTAGTTGTTAGCAACGCATCAGGCGTCGTTGACGTTGGTGACGGCGTGACCATCGCTGTAACTGACAGCGACTAATAAAATTTGGGGGCGGCTTAAGTTGCCCCCTTTACACATTAGGAGAATAAGATGGCAGTCGGCGATAGTGACGTTGGAATATGTAACAAAGCATTATTACTTCTAGGTTCAGACACAATCACAAGTTTTTCTGATGGAAGTGCCGCTGGAGCGGCTTGCAGTACGCTTTATGATGATGTGCGTCTTACTACTTTAGGAATGTACGCCTGGAGCTTTACAATAAAAAAAGCACAACTCTCAAAAGAAACAGCAACACCAGAGAGCGAATGGGATTACCAATTCACCCTACCCTCTGATATGCTTAATGGCGTTCCTCGCGCAGTTAGAACGTCAGGTTCTTCTGGAGCAAACTTATTAAAATCTTGGGAAATTGGCCAAAGTGCGGCGGGTACTACAGTTTTGTTTACCAACGCCGATACAATTTTTATTGATTATCAAAAGCAAGTTGCAGAAGGCTCAATGCCTACTTACTTTGTAACGCTTTTATCTTATCAGATGACCTGGCACCTTGCCCAAATTATTACCGACCAAATAAGTAAGACTGAGTTTTGGCGCTCTGTTGCGCTTGGCACTCCAGCGGATGCGCTTAGAGGAGGATTTTTTAGACAAGCAATGAGCATTGACAGCGCTGGGCAAACGCCAAGCGTGATTTCAGATTACATATTATCGGAAGTTAGATGACATCAATTAAACAATACCAAGCAAACTTTACAGTTGGAGAGATAGACCCACTATTGCGCGGTAGAATTGACCTAGAGCAATATTATGCCAGCGTTGCCACTGCTGATAATGTAATTTTCGAACCGCAAGGCGGTGTTGCTAGACGGCCTGGACTTAAATTTGTATTTGATGCGACAGCAGACAATCCAAGCAATAGCTGTGTTTTAATGCCTTTCGAGTTTTCAACAACACAACGCTTTATGATTTTAGCTTCAGCCTACAATACAAGCTCAACAATTAGGTTTCGTTTTTTTGCTGGGGGTCAACTAATAGAAAATTTAAACGGCGGCACAAATGATTATTTAGATTACTCTGTAGGCACTTTATATGCAGTATCTGCTTTTGATTTGAGCAAAATATATTTTACACAATCAGCAGACACTTTGGTTTGTACACATGAGAATTTTGCACCTTTTAAATTACTTAGGGGTGCCAACAATCAAACCTGGACAGCATCAACAATTTCTTTAACACAACCTAAAATTGCTTACACAGTTTCATCATCAGCACCATCAGCAACTATAACGCCAGACGCTGTTGACGGGGCCGTTACTATAACCGCTTCATCTTCAGTTTTTACCAGCTCTCATGTTGACCAATATATTCAAGTTTTAAATGATTTTGGGCGTGCTAGAATTATAACTTTTGTATCAGGCACAGTTGTAAAGGCACAAACTGAAATACCTTTTTATGAAAAAGACGTGGCTATTGCTTCTGGTGATTGGAATTTACAAACAGGTCACGTTGATGCCTGGTCAAATAGTGTTGGCTGGCCTAGAACTTGCACGTTCCATGAAAGTCGACTTTATTTTGGCGGTTCAGCAAACAAACCTAATACGCTTTTTGGCTCTAAGATTGGTGACTTTTTTAATTTTAAAATTGCAGAAGGTTTAGATGATGACGCTATTATTGCGACGCTCAACACAGACAGCGTAAACGCAATTACTGCACTTAGGTCAGGTCGAGATTTACAAATCTTTACAAGTGCGGCTGAGTTTTTTGTACCGCAAGCAGATTTGTCCCCCATTACACCCAGCAACATCGTGGTGAAATCAGCGACCAGGCGGGGACATAAGTATGGCGTTCGTCCCCAGGCCGCAGAAGGTGGTACATTATTTATTCAAAGAAGCGGCAAGGCTCTGCGCGAAATGCTTTTTTCTGACGTTGAATTGTCCTACGTTGCCAACAATGTAAGCTTGCTATCAAGCCATATGCTTGTTGACCCACAGCGAATGGCTCTTAGGCCGTCCACTGACACCACCGATGGCGATTTACTACTCATTGTAAATGGTCAGGATAGTACGGGTTACAGGGCGGCTTCTACGGGCTTTACAGGCACTATTACCGCTTACATGATAAACAGGCCACAAAGAATTGTTGCCCCCTCTACGTTTACGACAGATGGCGATTTTATTGATGTAGCGGTAGACTTGGACACAATTTACACTGTTGTTAAAAGAACTATTGGTGGAGCCGCAAAATATTATGTTGAAATCTTTGATGATGACCGAACAACAGACAGTGCAATTCAGTATTATGCTAACCCAGTTTCACCTGACCAAGCGGTTCCAAGCAACACAACGGCTGGCGGTTTATCGCATTTAAATGGCAAAACAGTAAATGTTATTAGAGATGATATAGTAGACGCAAATCAAACAGTATCATCAGGTAACGCAACTCTAGGCGGTGTTCCCACAACTTACGCAGAAGTTGGTTTAAATTATACAGTTACTCTAAAAACAAATCCGTTTGAACCAAGAGTTCCTGGTGGGCCAAACCAAAGCTCAAAACGAAGAATTTTAGAAGTAACGCCTATTTTATACAAAAGTCAAAACATTACCATTAACGATAGGTCAGTTTCTTTAGATACGTTTCCGTTAAGCGGCTTGGGAAAGGTTCCAACCTTTACTGGGCCAAAGAAAACGCAAGGTTTCTTAGGATATAGTCTAAATGGTCAAATAACAATTTCTCAAGACCAACCAGTATTTTTTACTCTTCTTTCACTCGATTATAAGGTATCTGTCTAATGGCCGCAGTTCTCCCATTTCTACCAATGATACAAGCCGCTGGAGCGGTCTTTAGTGTTGTAACAGCTATAAATAAAACGAATGCAGACGCAAAAGCGCAAGAAGAAAAAAGTTATGAAGCTGGAATTAAAGGGCGCCAAGATGCTGTTGCATATAAAAAAGAAGGCGTTGAAAAACTTAAAGAATTGCGGAGAACTTTAGCGTCAAACACTGCCAGGGCTACTGCTGGTGGATTAGACCCCTTTGCTTCTGGAGAAACCATTGATTTGTTAAATCTAAACAATATGAAAGATGGAGCCGATGATTGGCAGACAGCAAAATCAAATGCTGAAATGGCAATTTTAATGGGTAACAGGCAATCAAGTATATATAGCGATGCGGCGTCAAGCACACTCACTTATGGCTATGGAAGCGCATTAGTAAATTTAGGAACAGACACAGCAAATTTTGTTAATGACAACTACAAAGTGGAAGATTAAATAAATGGCCGAGAGAAATGTTTTATATCAAAAAAATCAACGCTCATTAAATATTCCAACGCTAGATTACGCTAACGCTAGAGCTATATCACAAGGCTCTGCACAGCTAAATTCTAGTATTAACAGATTAACCGCATTTGTTTCTCAGAAAAACCAACAGGTAACAGCGGTAAAAGGCGCTGAGTACGGAGCCGCAAACGCGCCGACTGTTGAGCAAATCAATGATGCGTTAAAAACGGGCGAAGCTTTAGACCTTCCAGGCTCCAAAACAGGTACTCTTTTTGACAGAAATGTAAACAAAGCCGCGATGGAAGTTTTTTCTGATAATTTAGAAACAGCGGCGCGCTCTCAAATAACTCAAAAAACAATAGATGCTTTAGATAATAGTATGCCAATGAGCGAAATGCGAAACTCACTTGATGCAATTATTCAGGGTTATGCGGATAGTTTTGATGAGGTTGACGCTGGTTTTGCACAACGTTTTAAGGCGCGTATGGGTATTGTCGCCAACGCAGAATACAAAACTTATGCGGGTCAATACCGAACAAAAATGGAAAAAGAAATTAAAGCGTCTTTTGTGGCTGGTTTTAAAATTACATTAGATGATGAGCTTTTAAAAATTATTACAAATGGAATTTCTGTAGAGGGTCGCGATGGGGCGCCTGATACAACAACTGCGGCAACAAAAGAAATTGTTCAAGGAATGAAGGCCAAAATTGGTCAAAAGATGGTTTTAATGGGATTTGCCGCGCCAGCAATCGAAAAACATCTTAATGCGTTTGACACAAAAGTAAAAGAACACGCAGAAAATATAATTCAAAGTTTTATTGTTGATACTGACGATATTGTTGAAGCTACTACAAAATCTCAAAGACTATTGAATGGCAATATACCAGATAACATTAAATCTGCTTTAGAATTATTAGGCCCAGATGAATTGCAAAACGCAAGAGAGTTAGCCGAAAAATCATTAAATTTATTTATGGAAGAAGAAAAAAACCAATTAGAAGCTAGAAAAATATTAGATGAAACAAACAATAGAAGTTTCACAAGAGAAATAGGCGCCGCATTGCTTTTACAAGCAAATAATTATGAAGAAGGAAAAGCAGAAATAATGCGAGTGCTTCAAGATTATGAAAAAGTGTTACCTTTTGAAGTGGCAGAATTCAGAGAAAAGAATAATATTATAAGAGTTGGGGCTAAAGTAATGCCAAACATTTCTGATGAAACTGTAATGGCAGGATTTACACAAGACCTTTTTAGCGCAACTCAAAAATATACTGTGCAAAATGTTTTAGACGCTAAAGAAGATGGTAATTTATCTCAACTTGATTTTGAAGATACAATAACAAAATATGCCGCTAGAGCAGATAAAAATTATGAAAAAGCATTAAGTTATGGAAAATTAAAATTTGGCTTAAATGATAATATGTTTATTTTAGCCCCAGGTTCCGAAAACGCAAAAAGAGTTAATGCGATGAACGAATTTGAATCCGCTATGATTGACGCGCGGGAACTAAAACCACTTGATTTTAATGCTATGCAATGGGCTAAAGCAAACGTTCAAACTTATGTGGACATGATTGAAGGTGATGCCAATAACGACCAAAAAACATTAGATGGTATTGAATTTACTAAAAACCAAATAGACCAGGTTGTTAGCGGTACTTTGGACTCTGTAACATTTGAAGAAGGTACGCTTACAAAATTTGACGCAATAAGGTTTCAAAAACTTATAAAAGACCCAAAATTAGATAGCAGTAGGTTTAAAAATGAGTGATGAGCTTTCAAAACTATACAACCAAATGCAAGAGTTAAAAAACTCACCAGAAAGTTGGATAGTGAGAAATGATGTTACTGGAATAGTTCATGAGGGCGTTGGGCGTAAACCTTTGGCTTGGGGAGAATATCCAGAAGGTATGGAGCCCGAAAGTGAGAACGCAAAGCAATATGATATGTGGAGAGGTAATTTTCTAAGCCTATCACAGACGGCTTTTACACCAGAGGGTATGAGCGAAATACAAATGCAAGACCAAGACAGCGTGGTTTCTGACCCACAGTGGGCAACAGCGTCTAGGGTCTTACATGATTATTTAAATCCTACTGGCGAGGACAGAGGTTTTTTTAGTGATTTAAGTGGAGAGAAACAAAGACAATTAAATCAAGGAAAGCAAATTGTCAGTGATGAAAAAGGTTTTGATGATTACGCTCAGTGGGGCGTAAATTTTATATCTTTGTTTGAAAATAATTTTGGAGCAATGGGCGTAAACACAGTTCAATTAATGGATGCCCCAATCGAAGTTCACCGCGCAATGTATTACCTCATGGAAAGCGCTGACCGCAAGGGCGTAAACTTTTCTAATGTTGTAAAAGGCTTTAAAAACGTAATGACCGACCCATTTACTTATTTTGGTTTAGGGACTTTAGGAATTGGATTGCTTGCAAAAAAAGGTGGTCAAAAATTAACTAAAATGGGCTTCAAAGAAATGCTCAAAAATTCTGTAAAATTAGTAAAGCCGACTAAAGTTTCTGCGGCGGCAAGCGCTGAAGGCGCGCTATATATGACTGCCTTTGATTACGCTAGGCAAAATGTTGCAGTTAATGCTGAAGTTCGAGATAGTATTAATAAAACCCAATTAGCAACTATGGGAACAACGGGCGCTGTTATGGGGCAAGGCTTAACTAGACTTGTCGATGCCGCACCACAAATAGCAACAAATGTGAGTGAAGCAATTGTTGACGCTGGAAACGCCGCAAAAACACGAATGGAAGGCGGCACTCAGCTTAATACAGGACTTGATATAGACCCCCTACTCGCGGCGGCTAGTGACTTGGTAAGTGGTGATAATAAAACCCCTGGTCCAGAAATAGATTATGAAGGTTTTACTTCTCAAGCGTTAGAAGTAACTAAAACTTTAAATCAACAAAAAGGTACAGGCCAGCAGTTTAAATCACAATTACTTAAAGGTGGCGTGAAACAAGACGAGATAGATTGGCTTGGCCTAGATGACATATTAAACAAAGATAAAGTTACTAGAGATGAAGTAGAGCAACACATACGCGACAACCGCGTTGAGATACAACAAACTGAGCTTAGTGGCACAGATGAAGACACTTTTATTGATTTTAACCAGCCAGAGGTAATAAAACCAGAAATTGCTTTTGGCGATAATTATGGCGCTGAAATGATGTTTGAAAATTATTTACCAAATGGTAGCGCTTCATTTGATGAAATTAAACAATCAATATTAGAAACAAGTTTTAATATAGAAACACAAAATAAAACAATTGATAAGGCAATGAAAGTTTATTTTGATGAAAGTGGCAAGATAACAGATTATCGCGCTCAATTTGAACCTGATGAATTAACTGTTATGGAAGAAGCTGGAAATCGTTTATATAATGACGTTTATTACAATTCTCCAGATGAGCAAGTAATGCAACACGTTGACCGCAAAAGTGGCTATGTAATTCTTGGCAATGATGAGCTTGGTTATTCAATATTTGAAAGTGTCTCTCAGTCAAATGATTTTAAAAATAGATTAGGCGATGATACAGCCTTTTCACTTAATGAGTCAAAAGTGCAATTAGAAGAAATACTAAGAGAAGAAGGGTTGCTGACCAATGATTTTGAAGTAACAAAATATTCTGATTACACACAACCAGGCGGGACAAACTATCGAGAACTGTTATTAACACTGCCGCAAGATAGCTCAGAAGCTTTAGCGGTTAAGCGCAATATGGATTTTTCAGGAAGCCATTATGACCAAGAAAACATTGTGGCCCATATGCGCGTTTCAGATAGACTAACATTAGATGACAAAAAGGTCTTGTACGCTGAAGAAATTCAAAGTGATTGGGGTCAAGAAGGCAGAAAAAAAGGTTTTAAACCAAACATAAGCCAAGAAGAAAGTGACAAATTAAATGCAGAATTATTTGATTTAAGAGAAGCTTCTGATGCAAAAATGCAAGAGTTAAAATCCCATCCTGGTGTGAACGTATCTGAAGAAACATTAAACAAAGAATTAAAGGGCGATTTTAGTGGCTCTTCACCAGAGCGCCTTGAGTGGAAAAAACTAAAAGAAGAGCATAATAAAATACAAGAAAAGCGAGTTGAGATACAGGCTAAATTGTTTGGGCCACCTGAAGCCCCGTTTGTCACCAGCACAGATAAGTGGACACAATTAACCATTAAGAAGTTATTGGCAAATGCGGTAGACAAAGGCGATTATGATTATATTGCTATCTCACCTGGCCAGGTACAATTTGACAGATGGAACCAGCCAGGGCTTAGAGATTATTATGATAAAGTAATTCCAAAAAATGTTGATAAAGTTGTTAAAAAACTAGACAAGGACGCGGTTGAGAAAATTGACATGGTTGTTTTGACCGATAACCAGCCAACTCTAGGTATAAAATTAACAGATAAATTAAAAGAAAAAGTAAGAAATGGGCAAGCGCTCTTTAGCGTTCCAGCGGCGGTTGCGGCTGGCGCGATAGCTTCAGGAGAAGATGATGGCAATTGAAAACATAGAAACACTTGACCCAACTTTAGACACACCAGAGGTAATGGCTCCTGAGATGTCAGAAGAAATACTTGCGGCAGACCCTGTGGCTGAAGAGCTTGTCGGGGAAGAGCCTGTTGGCGAAGAAGTTGAGGTTGCTGGTTATAGGGCAAAAATTGCTAATATGCTTAAAAGGCCAATTAGAACTGAAGGCGAGGATTTAACGCAACCACCAAAATTTTATGAAGGTGACGTTCAAAAGCCTTTGGTTGAAGTAGATAAAGATGGTATTAAAATAGGCCGTTTTAGCCAAGATGATATGAATGAGTTTCAGTCATTTGCATCTAAAAAAGGCAAAGACTTTGACGTTATTATGCCAAATATGGAAGCAGTTGGTTTTATAAATCAAGATGGTAAAATTATTGGAAATGAAGAAGAAGCATTTGATTTAATTTTAAAGGAAGTGGAAAAAGCTTTTGAAGCGTATAAAAAACAAATTTCCGCAGAAGGTAAAAAATTTATTAATAAGGGTGAAATAGGTTTTAAAGAAATACTTGCTGAAGCTGACCAATTTAGCTCACCAGAGATTGTAATGTCTTTATTGGAAAGAAGACCTGGCGATAGGCCCTTTACAGCGGCAGAACTAACGGCGGCTCGACGTTTGCAAATTGCGACAGGGTTAGATGTTAAATCAAAATTTAAAAATTTTATGCGAACAAATTCAACATTAGATTTAGCAAAATTAGCACAAGCAATTTCTATGCAAGGTTTAGTGACTATTAGAGTTCGTGGCGCTCAAGAAGATATTGGCAGAACTCTTGTTGCAATGAAATTAGTAGCGGCACCTTCTAAAGAATTTACTGACTCTATAACGCAAATGGTAGACAAACAAGAAATATTAGAAAAAATGGCGCGCTCTCCAGCCGCCGTAATTACACCAGAAAATATAGATGGATTTTTGAAGGCTTATGGTGGTGAAGACCAAATGCTTAAATTGGTAGCAGAACATATGAGACTACCATCTGAAAAACGGCCTGACAACGCCGCTAGGCAATTATTAAAAAATACAATGGATATGGGGGTTGAGTTGTATCAATCGGCACTTTTATCAAATCCATTAACTCATGCTTATAATACTGCTGGCAATATCATAATGATGGAAACTCAAATGATTGAGCGACTTTTGGAAGGTAAAACTCGTGAAAGTTTTGCAATGCTAACTGCACAAGCAAAATATATGCCCCAAGCTTTTAGGGGAATGTGGTATGCACTTAAACATGAGCGTAGCATTTCAGATGATGTTACTAAATTAGATGACAGCATAAAGGCTATAACTAGAAAGGCGTATAATTTAAACCTTACAGAAGAAGGCGGTGGTGCAGTCGAAAATGCTTTTGCTAAATTTATGGATTATAGCGGTGTGGCCATGAGAGGGTTTGGCTACCGACCAATGATTGCAATGGACGAATTTTCAAAAACATTGGCGCGCGGTATGCAAGTTGAAGCACTGGCGGTTCGAGCGCAAAACGACGCTTACAGAGCATCAATAAAAGCGGGAAAATCAAAAAAAGACGCCAAAGCTGATGGTATTAATATGTATATGAAAACAGTGCATAGCGATACAACTTGGGACGCTGGCAGTGAATTTGCAAGAATGGTTACCTTTCAAGATGATTTACCTGGGATTTTAGGCGATGTGATGCCTATTATAAGTCACCCAATAATGAAAATTTGGATTCCATTTTACAAAACACCAACTCAAGTTATTAGAAGAATTTTAGAGCGTTCGCCATTTGCTGTGGCAATGCCAACTGTAATGAGAGACAAAATAATGAAAGGGTCTGCTGAAGAAAGAAAAGAAGCAATTGCCAGAATTACATTTGGCACAAGTATGGCGGCCACAGCAATGTATTTAGGTAAAGGCGGTGTTTCAAATGATTTTGTAATTACAGGTTATGGGCCGTCTGACAAAACGCGAAAACGATGGTTAGAAAATCACCAGCCTTACGCTATAGGGCTAAGAAAAGAAGATGGTTCATTTGATTGGATAAGTTATGAGCGGTATGACCCTATTTCTGGAGTTTTAGCAATGTGGATGGATGGTGCTGATTTGCTAGAACAAAGTATAGATGAGGGTATTGATGCTGACGCAATGTTAAATGCTGGTTTAGTAATGACAAGTTATCCAACACAATCGCTTCCAATGCTACAATTTCTTGGCGAAATAACAGACATGGCTGGTTCGCCTTATATGAGTTTTGATGACAAGAAAACACGCATAGTAGAAATAGTATCTAAGCAAGTTATAAAAGCTGGTTTGGTTATGAAAGAACACGTTCAGTCAGGCGGCGTGTATCCTGACAGCTTGCAAGCAACATTCGAACGTTACATCGACCCTCAAGCCCGATTAACAATACCAGAAAATCAATATAACGGGCCAATTGGTGATGCGTATTACCAAGCGTTGCACGAAATGCGCGCTAGAACACCAGGCTTATCGACAACATTACCAACTAGAAAAAACAGATGGTATGAAGAGGTGTATCAAACTGGTCATACAATGGTTGACGGCAAAGCGCGGGGCAATATTTGGCAAACAGTTTTGCCTTACCGCGTGGTTAATAAACCAGAAAAAAGTTTTATTAACTTAAATCTTGAACTTATAAATCAAGCTTTGGCACCATTAAAGCGCAATATGGGAGAGCCAAAAATAAAACTTACAGGTACACAGTATGACAGATACATTGAGCTATATAATTTCCCTTATCGTTCAGACTTTTTTGAGGGGGAAATGCCGTCTGCAACAGAAGCTATTGAAGAAGTTCTAATGAACAAAGAATTTCCAGACGCAACTATGGGCCAAAAAATATTAAAACTACAACAAATAGATGGTCATTATAAAGGCATAGCAAAAAGATTAATGAAACAAGAGTTTATGGAGTTGGAAGCGCTTATTGCAAAACGTGATGCAATTTACGAAGCAACAGGCCGAACTCCTAAAAGATTAAACAAATTAAACACAAATGAAATTAATGAATTTTTAGACTCTATTGAATGAAATGTTGAAAAAAAATTATGATTATTGTACAACCCCTATAAGTAAGGAATAGAAAATGGCCACATTTAGTGTAACAGATACAGTAAGAAAGGTGCAAGGAACGGGCAATGCAAGCACAACTGCATTTGCTTTTAACTTCCAGGTCAACGCAACATCAGACATCAAAGTATATTTAGACGCCACGCTTAAATCTGAGAGTACGCATTACTCAATTCAAGATGGCAGTGGGAACGCTGGGTTAGCCGCTACTGGTTTGGGGTCAGTTGTATTTAGCACAGCGCCAGGAAACAATGTGGTTGTTACAATCTTATCTGATATCCCATTGGCAAGAACTTCTGTCTATACGTCAGGCGGCAACATCACAGCGGCGGCGCTAGAAACTGACTTTGACACAATAACAATGGCTCTAGGCGATAGAGAAGAGCGAGACACAAGAGCGCTGAGAGCGCCACCAGAAGACCTATTAGCAGTAGACATGGAGCTACCAGGCAAAACTGCACGTTTAGGCACTGTGCTTGGTTTTAACGCTTCTACGGGCAATCCTGAAGCTGGACCTAAAATAGCAGATGTTACAACCTTGGCGGCGGTTACGGCTGACATACAAACCTTGGCTCACATTGAGGACGGGACAGACGCAACTGACACAATTCAAACAGTAGCTGGTATTGCTTCTAATGTATCCACAGTAGCTGGAGTTTCTGGCAATGTAACGACTGTTGCTGGAATTGCTTCTAATGTTACCGCTGTTGCTGGAGATGCAACTGATATCGGTGCTGTTGCTGGTAAGGCAACAGAAATAGGACGGCTTGGAACAAGTGCTTCTGTTACTGCTCTTGGAGTTTTGGGGACAACCGCCGCTGTAGCTGACATGGCCATATTAGGAACATCAGCAATTGTAGAAGATTTGTCTATTTTGGGAACTACTGACGTAGTTGCTGACATGGCAATCTTAGCAACTAGCGACATTGTAACTGACATGAATTTGTTAGCTACCTCTGCTGTTATTGAAGATATGGGATTATTAGGAACTGCCGCTGTTGTTGAAGATATGGGGTTACTAGCAACAAGCGCAGTAATAGAAGACATGGGTTTGCTTGCGACAAGCGCTGTTATTGAGGACATGGGGTTATTAGCTACCAGCGCAAACGTTACAGCAATGGCAACATTAGGAACCAGCGCAAATGTAACAGCAATGGCCACGTTAAGTGCATCAGCAGTGGTTGCAGATATGGCTCTTTTAGCTACAACAGACGTTATTGCTGACATGGCTTTGCTTGCTACTTCAGACGTTATTAGTGACATGAACACACTAGCAACAACTGACATAATTTCAGACATCAATGCACTAGCTGTTAGCGACATTGTTGCTGACATTAACCTCTTAGCAACAAACGCTGTTATTGCTGACATGGCGTCGTTAGCTGGAAGTGGTGGCAACCCTAATATCACAACAGTTACCGCCAGTGGCGCCATAACTGCTGGCTCTTTTAAAATTGGTAATGCTGATATTAGCGAAGCAGAATTGGAAACAATAGATGGCATAACTGCTGGTACTGTTGCCGCAAGCAAAGCAGTGGTTGTGGATAGCAATAAGGACGCTAGTTCATTTAGAAATCTAACAGCAACAACTGTAAATGCTACAACTGTTGATTTGGGGAATTGGACAATTTCTGAAAATAGTGGAGTTTTATTCTTTGCTACAAGTGGAACTAATAAAATGAAGTTAGACGCATCAGGAAATTTAACAATCGTTGGGGACATTAATGCAAATGGGAGTATGTAATTAGATGAGGGACACATGGCAAATGTGGCGTGGAAATCAAGGCTTTAGTGAGGAGCTAGTTGATGCTGTTGTAAATGCTGGAATAAAAAATAAACCAAACAAAGCAACAACATTTAATCAACAGGAAAGTGTGCGTTCAAGTCGTGTTTCTTGGATTAATAATGAGACTTGGGTAAGAGATAATTTATATGAGTATATAAAACTAGCAAACAGAAATGCTTTTAATGTGCGCGTAGAAAATTTTGCAGACTTGCAATATACAGAATATCACGCTTCTGAAGAAGGCCATTATGGATGGCACACTGATGTTTCATGGATTGAAGAAAAACCATTTGATAGAAAATTAAGTATAACAGTACAGCTTTCCAACGCCTCTGATTACGAAGGTGGAGATTTTGAATTTAGTGAAGTGGAAACACCAGACAATTCAAAAGAAAAAGGAACAGTATTAATATTTCCAAGTTATTTATCTCACAGAGTTCTGCCAATTACCAGTGGAGTAAGGCGTTCTTTGGTAGCTTGGTTTGAAGGGCCGAGATGGAATTGACGCTAATAGTTTAAAGGAGAACGAAGATGGCGATTAAAGTTGGTGGAACAGAGGTTATTGATGGTAGTAGAAATATCACTACTAACGTTGGTACTGTAGATGGCAGAGATGTTGCAACAGATGGCACAAAGCTAGATACTGTCGCAACCAATGCTGACGTTACCGATGCGGCTTTAACCGCTAATGCCACTATTACTTCTGTGGCAAGTGATGATTTAATACCTGTTTATGATACATCAGCTAGTGCCTGGAAAAAAGCTACTATTGCTAATGGTGGCGTTGCTGGCCCAACGGGACCAACTGGTCCCACAGGGCCTTCTGGTAGCGCGCAAACAGGACCAACGGGGCCTACAGGACCAGCGGGTCCAGCGGGGCCGACGGGTTCTGCGGGACCAACGGGACCAGCGGGGCCAGCAGGACCAACTGGACCGACTGGACCAGACGGCGATGATGGAAGCGATGGAGGTACTGGACCAACGGGGCCTACAGGACCTACAGGGCCAGCAGGAAATAACGGAAGCAACGGAAGCACTGGTCCTACTGGGCCAACTGGTCCAACTGGACCGACTGGAAGCGGTGGTGGAACAGGGCCAACTGGACCGACTGGGCCAGCGGGAACTCCAAGTACAACTTACGAAGCGGTAGGCTCCTATTCCCGTGGTAAAGCAGGAAGTGGTGCTAGTGTAGCAGGTACTACTGCGGCAGGAAGTTCTTTTCAACAAGAAAGAACTGACATTTCAGCAGGTTTTACTGGTACATGGAGAAGAATGTCTCATCAAGGCGGCACTAACAACCATTGTTTAATAGTGAGGATAAGTTAAATGTCAGTAACAATAACACAATATAGAAATGCAAAGGCTATAAAAGCTGATAATACTAGTTTTGATGTAGAAATAAATCATCCAGAATTCGGTTGGATACCATATACATTACATCCTGAAGATACTGATGACACAATAAATAATGATAATCTTAAAACACTTATTGGTTCAGACTTTACGGCTTATACTGCTCCAACGGATGCAGAAAAGGCCGCTGAAATAAGAGGATTTAGAGTAACGAAATTAGAATTAGATGTAGACCCTATAGTATCTAATCCTTTGCTTTGGTCAGACTTAAGTACATCAAAACAAAACGAATGGACTGCATACAGAACAGCTTTATTAGACATAACAACACAAGAAACTTTTCCTAATTCGGTTTCTTGGCCTACGAAGCCGTCATAATGAAAAGTGCTTTTGCATATCTATCTTGGGTATTCTTAGCACTTTTATTTTTAATTGTGCTGGTTCCTTTAGCATATGGTGCAGACAGCAATACAGTTAGCTCAACTGTTGTAACAAACTCAACGCCACCTTCTGCAAATTCACCAGGTATAAATATAAATTCTAGTGACGTTTGCCGCCACGCATACTCTGGAGCGGTAAGCTCAGTGCGCTTGGGCATCTCAAGTGGCCAGACTGCTGTTGATACAAACTGTGAACTAATGCGCCTATCCAAGCTTCTCTTCGCATTTTCGATGAAAGTTGCATCGGTCAGCCTTCTCAGCCAAGACCCAAGGGTTTTTGACGCACTCTGGATGTCAGCAACTTATCCACCGCTCTTTGGAACTATAGGTTTAGATGCTAGAGACGAATGGAAAAAAAATATTCACCTAATTCCAGCGGGTTCTGTTGTAATTGATATTCTTAGAAAAGAAATTAGAGAAGAAAAACGCGTTGCAAAATTAAAATTACAACAGGAAGAAGAAGCAAGAATAAGCAGACTCCAGGCAGAGAATAGAAAAAAAACAAAAGACTTTTTTAAAAATCTTTTCAAACCAAAGCTAAAGCAATGAGGTGGGTTCCATTTATATTGCTAACAACAGCCCCCTTATTCGCTGACGATGTTTGCCCAGGCACAACTGTCGGGCTGTGCGCGCCTGGTACAACAACAGAAATCTTAGACACAATTACTGACATAACAATTGATGACAATTCTGATGGCGTAACTACAACTTGGACAACAACAGAAACTATTGAAGAAACAACTGTCACTCACAAACACAGTGGCAACATTATGGACAGCACACTGGGTGTTGTTTCAGTAACAAAAGACGGCAACGCAAACTATGACATGGGCGGTATTGGCCCCATTATTCACGGCACAAACTGCAAAAATATTAATGATGGAAAGTGTGGTGGTTTAGTAGGTACAGGAAACCTTACCTCTAAGCTTTCAGGAGCAACAAATGTTGGCACAACATATTCACAAGTTATTAATTTGCCAGAAGATTACCAGGTAGATAGCGGCGGCGCTATAGAATATTCTATTCAGGTCGATAAATCAGGCGATGCGGCTGACAACGTGTATTTTTTTCTAAAGGGAGATGATGCAGACGGCAATGTTTCATTTAGCTCATTAGATGTTTTAAGTGAAAGCGGAGTTGATAGTGGTTTTCAAACATACACAAACACATTTGATTTTAATAATCTAAGCAAAATAACCTTAGAAATAGGTGGAAAAAATTTAGGGCTTACTAGCACCTACCCTGTTTGGGACAACCTTACTCTCGACATATACGCAAACGTTGTAAACGCCATTATCATGTACAACATTACAACTGTAACTGAGTTTATAGCCGCAGAGATTATTGAAATTGAAGACATTTCAATTGATATAATTGAAGACATATTTGACAATAATGACATTACTATAACTGACGAAGGCACAATAGAAATAACACCCATTGACTTGCCTGATGTTGTTACCATTGAGACTGTTGAGCTGGAGCTAGAAGCAACGCTTGAAGAGCTTCCAGTAATTACAGTTGCATCTGTTGCAGACGAAATTGAAGTTTCTTTTAGTGAAGCCGATGTTGAAGCTGAATTGCAAATAGAGGTTGAGGAGCCTGAACCAGAAATAGAAATTGTTGTTGAGAGCGAGCCAGAGGTAGTTGAGGTTTCTGAAGCTGAAGAAGAAACGGAAACAGAAGTAAAGCCAGAAGTAAAAGAGAAGGAAGTAAAAGTTGTCGAAGTTAAAAAGGAAGAACCAAAGGTGGCTTCTAAGGAACCTGAAAAAAAAGAAGAAGTAAAAGAAGTTAAGAAGGCAGAGGATGAAAAGAAAGTAACTGCCCAAGCAAAGCAAAAAGCCGCAAACAAAATCATAAGTAAAATGGGCGACAAGGGCCGATATAGCGCTGATAACCAGATGAAAGAATTGTTAGTTGTTACATTGCTATCTTCTTCCAGAAACTTTTTTGACAACCAGCAACTAATTCAAGACATACCAGGTTTTTTTAGTGACCAAGAATTAGATGGTGGCGTCATAAACGATAACGCTTTTATTGCCTGGCAAATGTTTTCGGGGTCAAGTCAAGTAATGGCTGAAATGGTAGATATTCAATGGAACTTAAAATGATTATTATAACGTTTATGAATGTTTTGTTTGCAGTGGCAACGCTACACGCGCTGGGGATAATTAACTAATGGCAGAGATAGAAATAGGTGGAGCAAAAATAACTGGGGGTAAGCTCTTTTGGGCTTTACCTTTACTGGGTGCGCTGGGTTCAGGAGCCTGGGGCGGGTTTACTTTGTATCAAGAATTTTTAGATTTAAGGGAAGCCACACTAAACTATGTAAGCCCTGATATGTCAGCTTATGACAACTCAATAACAACAATACACGGGGAACTGCAAATAGTGGAAACAAACTTTGATAATTTATTAAAAGCTGACGAGCTGATGGCTGAGTTGGTAAGGGAAATGGTCAACGATTTAAAAGAAAAAACTGGTGAGTTGCAAAGCCAGGTGCATGATTTGCGTGATGATTTAAAGAATGACATTGCTTCAATGAAAGCAAGCTTAGAGCATCAGAATGAAAAACAAGAAGCCGCTCTGAGCAAGGTTGAGAATGAAGTTGAGACAACAATGGAAAAGCAAGAGACAAGAAACAGGCAATCGGTTGAGGATGTAAACAAAACATCAGCCGATAATGTAGAAATTATACGTGGTCTTATTTCATCATCAGAAGAACGGCGGGACAGAGTTGTTGACAGGCTTGATACAAAATTAGCAGAAATCCAACGGCTAATGGATACTTTGTCAAGTGAGCTGGATGCAAAGATAGTTAGAGCTTTATCTAATCCATTATCAAAATAGGTGTACAATGACTAAACTTAGGGAATTGATTTTAAACATACTACAAAGGATAAAAAACATGGTTACACTTATTGATTTAAACCCGCATCTAAAAAAGCTTAACAGCATTCTTAAAAAAGAAACAAAGGAAGTTGTCGAAGAAAAA